GAACTATGTTGCGTCGGGCGCCGGTGGCGCCCTCCAATCAGGGACAATCCATTCGTGGGCAGCACCCAACACTTTTAATAGTTGACGAGTCACCTTTAATATCAGATGAGTTGTTCATCGATAATGTAGAGCCAGCGATAGTCGCAAACAAAGCACCGTTTATCAATCTGGGTACTCCTAAAAGTAAGGAGAATCATATGTACAGATATTTATTTGATGAGGGGTATGCTGACACTTTCAGTCGTTTGCACTTTACTTGGAAAGACGCAATCATAAAGGGTGAGGCATACAGTCCACCATATGATGAAGAGGATATGTTGAATAAAATGTTAGAATGGGGAGAGGACTCCCTGCACTGGAAAACAGAATATGAATGTGAATTTGTGGAGAGTATATCTAATGTATTTACACCAACCGGACTACGAGAGTGTTTTGATGACTATCAGTTACTTACCCCCGAAACAGCTGACGAAGCAGGAGAAACAGGTACAAATAATACTGTGGCTGTTGACATTGGGAAATCTGTTAATTCTACTGTTATTAGTGTATGGAGGACAGAAAAAGGACCTGATAACAATATTGCACGATTATTATATTTGGAAGAAATCGGACCTAAGTCAGGGGGGCACGATATACCTTATCAAAGAAGTCGTATTATGGACGTCGCTGTTGATTTTAATGCGGCTCGCGTTATTATCGACGCTACAGGTATTGGAGGTGCTGTCGAGCAAGAAATAAGAATGGCTTGTATACCATTGAGTATACATTTCATACCGTTCGTATTTACTGGAGGAGCTAAAGGTAGTAAAACATATGCTTACAGGGATTTTGTATCTTTTGTTCAGCAGGGTCTTATCAAGGTACCTGACATCGAAAGACAAGAAGGAACCGCCAAAAAACTAATGTGGAAGTGGTATCGTGAACACGTAGACTTAGAATACGTTATGGATGCTTCTCAAAAAACAGAGAAAATATCTGCACCATCAAACAAACACGATGATTATTGTGATAGTAGTGTTTTAGGTGTACACGCAGCTTTATCTATGTTACCAGCAGACAGTATGTTGGGTACAATTAATGTTAGAAAGCGCGGTACAAGAAAACCAGTAAGTAGATACGGCGGAGGCGGTATAACTACTAGCGGAAGACGTCGTTCTGCTCCAAAAAAGCGGTTTATGCGTGGTATTTGAACAAAATTTTATATACTAGCGAAACTTTATATATTGTGATAGCAAATGGGTCTAGCCGACAGGATACGCCGCGTTTTTGCTACGGTGGGTTCTAATCCTAACACTCCAAAGGATGAACCACGTGGTTTTGG